AATCAATCATTTTTCCTCCTTTTTAAATTTGTTACTCACACTACAATAATAACACTTCTATAAATATTTGCAACTATTTGCAATATACAATATAATCTTTTTTGTAATTAATTAATTGGAGTAAATTATGTCAACGATAGAAATAATAAGTTACACAATATTATCAGCAGTTCTTATAACTATGATATATATAAATGAGAGGGATCTATAAATGAGTAAACCAAAACATGTAAAGAGTTGGGTTGGACCTTTATTAAAAGATATTTTTATGAAGTTCTTATCAAATAAACACAATAAGCCTTATGGCGACATATCGCCCAAGGATATGACAGATACAGAGATAGAACTCTGGAAAGAAGTCGAGGCCATCAATGGCAACATAGTTGGCATAACTTACAAAAACAGGGTGCACTAATGGGTATAGATATTTTTAAAGAGTTAATAAAAAAACAAAAACATCTGGAGTCTCGCTTGCGCAAGTTGAGAAAAATAGAAATTCGCATAATGAAAAAGTTAATCACAATAAAACAGAAACAAAATGCAAATTTATTCTACGGCCGTTATGCCAAACTTTCTAGTGAAGAAAAAAAAGCAAGGAGCAAAATTAGGTTTTTGGAAAACCCAAAATATCAAGGAATTATTGCTATGTGGAATAACGATTTTTCACATACCCTACAAACAGTTTCAGATGAATTTTTAATGACTAGAGAAAGGGTAAGACAAATATTAAATAGAGCAAAAGGTTACGGTGTTGAGGTAAGATCTTATAAGGAAAGAGTAAATGCAAAAAAACTAATAGAGGTAGATAACATCAAAGATGAGGTTGCACATGCGCTTTCAGTCCTCTATGGAACCCAGTCTTACTATGAATGGAAGTCTAATTTTGCAAAATTTTGCACAGCCTCACAACGAAAGTATTTTAAAAAACAACTGCGCGCAGGATGGGTAAGCGGTGAATTAGATCCCTTGTTTAACTATAGATGCGATGCACAATTAAAATCAATACATTTTAAGGTGTTGCAACTAAGGGATGATAAATTTAAATTAGAAGAAATATGCAAGTTTTTAAATATTTCAAAACCCACGCTTACTAATTATTTAAGAGATTTAAAAACCGCTGGCTTATATGAGGCGCATAGTGATTCTCAAGTTGATGCTGTTAGCCTAAAAAAAGAAGAAGTAGATAATAGGCTTAACCTTATTAGATATAAAATTATAGAGGGGGAACCATTGCACTCAATGGATGTGGGTGTTGGAAGTGTGCCACACTTTATTGTTAGACATTTCTTAAAGCCATATTTTTTTAATCAAGATGGATATGGAGAACAAAATGGATAAAAAAATGAAACAAGACTTTGCTGAGTATCTTGCTGACGCATTTATTGTGTTTATGGACGGCAATAAAAGTGTTGAATGTTTAGAGAGCTATTACTTGCGAAACAAGTCGCAGCTAGATGTTATCAAGAGTACAGATGCAAATTTATACGAAAAAATCATCCAGGCATTTAAAGAAAAAAAGAACAAACTTTTGGAGAAACAAAATGATTAAAGAAGTTGAAATAATAAAAATGCGTAAAGATATAGATTATCTTTTAGAAAATTACTTTAATAAGTCTAGTTTATCAAAAGCATTAAATATAGGCACAAAAGTTTTGCGAGATTTTGTAATTGATGGTGTTACACCACAAGATTCAAAGTTTAACAGAATGCACAAATCACTAGAAAATATAAAAGAACAAATTAAAGAAGCAGAGGAGTACCAACCTTTAGAACAACCACAAGATAAAAAACAAAACCACGAATGGTTATTAATGCACGAACTCCTGGAGAAACAAAATGAACAAAGCTAAGTTAAAAAAAATTCCATATTACGCAATACGTACAACATCAATTAAAGACAACGTAATTATAGGTAGTGCTAGCACTCCATATAAAAAAAAACATATAACAATTCCAACATCAGGAGAAACAAAATGACAGATAACGTAAACCACCCCCCACACTATAAGAAGGGATCTGTTGAATGTATAGATGCTATCAAGTCAGCTTTAACCAAAGAAGAGTTCAAAGGTTATCTTAAAGCTGCTGCAATCAAATATATCTGGCGTGAAGATCATAAAGGATCTAACATCCAGGATCTGCAAAAGGCCGTATGGTATCTTAATAAACTTATCAAAGAACTAGAGGAGCTGTAATGGATCTTAGCTTTTATGCCGTAGTAGGGCTTTTACTCTTAATGATCTACGCTTTTATGGAGAACAGAAAATGAATATAGATGAAAAAATAGAAGAAATAAATAAAAAAATAGCATATATTGAACTGGTACTTAAAGAAAAAAGGGATGAAAGGTTTTGGTTAATTGCAGAAAAAAAAGAACAAGAAAATGAAAAAGAGCTTGTTTGAAACCATACATAAATGTGTCATTTGTAAGGGCGATATTGAAATAAAAAGAACTATAGACGGTATCGCATATTGGAACCGTGGACATAATGCCTGGCCAGTAGCTAAAGGTAATTGTTGTTATAAGTGTGAAGAAAAGAAAGTTATTCCCAGGCGAAAGTTAAAAGCTTTATTTAATAATTAAAAAAAAGGGGCTTTACGCCCCTTAGTTTTATCCCAAATCGGGTGGTACTGCCGCAGGGGGTGGCGACATACCTCCAGTATCAGCAGGATTAGTAGCTAAGATTTTATTCTTAGTGCCTGTCCTTTGATTACCTTCGTTGTCAGTCCAGTTGTTTTCAACTTCTTTAAGAGTAAGTGAAAGCTCTTTACCTACATAATCTTGTGCAGATACAGGTGGTTGCTTTTCAAAGCCAACCGCTTTACTTAGTTTAGTAAATATTTCTGTACTTACTCTCTTAGCCTCTTCATTAGCTGACCATAGGCTATACCATTCGTTATGATCCCTATAGTTACCACCAGCTATTTGAAAAGTCATCTTAAGCGTCCAATTACCAGCAGTTGATTTATATTTCTCAGCTGCAATAATTTTGGATGCATAATCCCCAGAAGGGGCAACCCCTGGACCTATAGGTTTATCTTCCGATTCCATATAGGAAATTTCATCAAAGTCAGACATTCTTGATCTCCTTCACATTATCTGTGTTTGTAGCTACGGCATTAAACCCTAGCTTGTCTATTAATTTAGTAAGATCTGGAACTTCAAAAGCTTCTAACTTACCACTCCTATCCTTAGCAACGAAGCCTTGGCCAACTCTGGTTTGTAACCACCTGGCTTGAACTTCATTACCCTCAGCGTCTGTAGTGTCAATTACTCTAAGAGCTAAGACTTCATCAAAGAAATAAGTAATGGACTGGCCTAACTTTGTGCCAACCATTTTAGGTTCGTGCATAAAGATACCGTCACTATTTATTTTCTCTTCCTTACAAATAAACATGACATGCATTTGTAAATCACGAAATGCTCGCATGACATTTGTTACAGACTCTTGTACTTCCCCGTAAGCTTTACGTGGATCTTTGTGCCTAGCTTTTTCTTGTTGTAATAAGAGTTCGCTGATCTCAGAGATTGAGTCCAAGCAAACCGTATCGTATTGCAACTGTCCAGATTTAAGCAGTTCATGTAACTGCATTAACTCTGAAGCTTCTTTAACTTCTATCGCATCTACATTAGTTGCATCTTTGATAGAAAGTAGCCCAGCTTCAGCACTTATCACTAACACCTTACCTGGTGCAGTTTTAGCAAGGCTTGTTTTTCCAGCTCCAGCCATACCATATACCAAGACTTTTGCACCTTGGTTCTGGACAAGCTTCTCTGGAGTAACAATCCTGCTTTTCAAATCGTTATTCATATTAACCTCCTTTAGTAAATATATGTAACTTGCATATTATATACTATAAATATACAATATGTAAAATAGTATATTTTCAAACTGTAAGGAGGTTTAATGGAAAGTGCAATAGAAAATTTTGTGTGGATCGCTAATTACTATCATAGAGTAAATTCAATATCCAGGCAAAAATTAAGGAAACTAGAAGAGATGGGTATAGAACCAAAATACAAAGATAGAAAAGTAAGCCCCTATAATCTTAAAGAGTACATACAGTTTTTAGGCAAACAAAAAGCAGCACATGAGTGGGATGTTTCAGAACATACTATTGAGGCCTGGAAGTATGGCCACAGACAACCGTCTATCAGACAAGCTAAAAGAATCATAAAATTAACAGAAGGTAGACTAAACTTTGAAAGTATTTATGGCGATATAGCAGAACTACTAACAGAAGATTAAGTCAAAATGTTTGATTTTAATCTGTCTGAGGATGAGGCAGCGATAGATATTGCTTTGGCTTTTTATGATGAAGGCTATAACGTAGTACCGCTTCAACGATCCAATAAAAAACCACCCCCTTTTCTCAAAGGTTGGGAACAATACAAGAACGAAAGGCCTAGTCGTGAAACCGTACAAGAATGGTTTGTAAATAGAGATAACTTAGTCGTTTCATTAGTTTGCGGTAAGTTTATGGTCGTTGATGCAGACTCTCCAGAAGCTATGAACTGGGTTGAAGAGAACCTACCTACTTGCCCATATAAAGTAAGAACAGGTAAGGGTATGCATTACTATTACAATAACCCAGAAAACTATACAACCTTTGCTACAAGAAGAACTGATGAGACTCCAGTAGAAAGGTTGATTGATTTGAGAGGTGTGGGCGGATTAATTATTGCTCCTTACAACCGTCATGCGAACGGTCAAATGTATAAGCCTATACCTCTCCCTGGTTGGGATATTTTTGATCACAA